CGATTCGGTCCAACTTATTCCCCCTAACCCGGGGTTTCCAACCTTTTAGCGCGGTCGCGCTTCGCAATCTTTGAGCCTTGCGTCATGTCTTACAATAAGGCATTGTACGCCGCTTGCCTCCTCCTGCACATCTTCTGGTGTACGGGCGGTAGCAGTGTGAAGGCCAGCGAGGATTTCTTCGCAGAGAAGACCTTCAGTCCTGAAGATCTGACTGTGCAGCATCTCCTCCTCATGAACGCAGTTGGTTACAAGAATCAGGTGCTCGCTGGCGCTGTGACGGTTTTCGAAACCTTAGCACCGCCGCTCGCGGGCCTCTGCGCAGGAGTTGGGATAACAGTTACCTTCCTTTATCTCGTTTGTACGTTCCTCAGAATATGTTCCAAGATGAAAGAACAACGGCGCACGCGTATGCAGTTCAGGGCGCTGAGGTCCCCGCCCGTCGGCTATTTCTTCTCGCAAGGGAGGAAGTACTGGCGTGAGGACATCAACGCCAATATACAACTCTGCACACCAGTTGAGGTCACTTGTGACTGCAACGGTGAACATACCACGCGCTACACGATGCAGTGCCTTCCGGATACAGGTCCGGAGGCGCTCATCAACCCCGGACTCAAGCTCGTCCCCGACGTGCTTCCGAAATATTGTTTTTATGTCGCGCATCCAAAGGATTGCAACCCTCTCTGTGTTGGATTTCGCTTTGGTGACGTCGCCTGCATTCCCTACCACGGGACTGTGGGCAATTCCACCGTCATTGCGAAGGTCCTCACTCAAGGCATTCTCTTGAGGCCTGAGGCTTGCATCACCCTGTCGGGTGCGTATAATACAGAAGAAATGTCCGCTGGTGACTTCGCTTTTTACAAGTTGTCACCCGCCCAGTGGGCTACTCTCGGCGTTGCTTCCGTGTCTGTACGCATGTTCCAGCGCTCCGGCACTGGAAACGTGACGGTATACGGCACTGACCCCGCAGGGGGAATCAGTTCTGGCTATGGTGTCCTCACCAAGCACGACGACCCTGAGGTCGCTAAGACCTTCGGGCTCGTCACTCACACCGCCAATACTTTGGCCGGATTTTCCGGCTGCCCACTCTTTGGCACGCACAATGGTGCGCCTTGCATTCGTGGCATCCACACTGGGAGTGCCAAGACTGGCTTAGGAGAAGATGTAATATACACCAACTTCGCAGTTTCAGTCCCTGCCTTCAAAGCAGTCATGCAAGACCTCGGCCTCTGGCCCGAGAAATCTATCCAAGATAAGGTCTTCGACCTGTTGCAGATCACCACTTTCGAGCTCAAGCCCGAGTCTGGTGGTAAGGCCGAAGACCAGCCAGACTTCGAGATCAACGGCTACAAATCCCGCAAAGTCAAGAAGCTTGAGCGTCAACTCGCTCGCTGGGTCTCTGACTCCTGCTCAATCCACGGTGACGACACGCACTACGAGCTCAATTGCAAAATTCGAGCTTGCAGGGATCAGATCACCGCTTGTGAGAACAGCTGGATTAAGATCCACCCTGATGCCGCCAGCATGCCCAATCTTTGGGCCGAGTGCCTCCCCATTTCCATCCCCTCCAAGGGGCCCATGCAAACGGTTGAGATCGCCGAGGTCCCAGTTCCTCAAGGCCCCCAACCCCCATCCATGCGTGAAATTTTGCAATCACGCATGCGCTCCTCTGCGAGGACCTTCGCCCGGTCCTCCATCGAAACCTTGCGTTCAGCCACTCTCTCAACTGAGAAGCTGCTCACCCAAGCACTTGAGCACGTTCCCGCAGACACAGAGTCATCTTGCTCTGACAGCTCATGCGGAACCCACATTGCATCAGAAAACGGCACTGCCTGGGCTGAAAATATCACTGCTGACGACTGCGAAGTCGTCTGCCAAATTACAAACCGGTTCGTTGGCCTGCCCATCCCTTCTCTCGTTCCCACAGCGCCACCCGCTCCCGCGTGGTTCAGCCACAGTTGCAACAGCAGCCGCGTCTGCACTGAAAGCGAGAGTCCCGGCGTTTCGGAGATCACACCGCCCCCTCCACCTCCTCTCCCCCACGGCCTCGCTTGTCTCAAGCCCGAGGCACTGCACTCTGTCATGGCCGAGTCCAATCTCGCCTGGCGCGAGCAGTGTGGGGACCTTGACGACGTGGTTGTTTTGGAGACGGGCACTGCAGCGCGGGGGGCCCCCTCCGTGAAATGTTACCCGCAGTCTCACCTCGCTTCGTCCATCGGCGACGTGCCGAAAGCTCCAGTCTTGAAGAGGACTAGGGGCTTCAAGCGATGCGAGGTCGCCGAGCGATATTGGAAACGCAATAATCGCGACACCCCGCCCGCGGTGAATAGGGCACCCGACCAGCGCGACGCCACTCCAGAGGAGGCCAAGCAATGTCTGGTTGACCTCTTTGGCACACGGACTTCCCGCGCGCTCAACAACGCTACAGGTTACACCTATAGCTCGTTGCGCTACTCGCAGTCGTTCCTGCCATTTTGTCAGTACCTCGACGCTTGCCTCGCTGACACGTCCACGGACGCTACTACGTTCAAGGCCAAAGTCATCCCAGACGCCAACGGAAACGAGTTCTTCAAGAAATTCGGGTCCGTGCTCAAGGGTGGTGGCAAGCCTGGCGGAAAGTCCGCGAAACCGCTCGCCGTCGCTCCTACGCATCCGGACATCATCCGTGCATTCAGGTTAAAGTACAACTACACTGCTGTGTTTACCATGCCCCCCAGCGGGCAGTCCGACATTCTCGACTCGATGACGGCTCAGGCCAAAGAGGTCTCTCCTGGCTACGTTGATTTCGACCCAGCGACACTTGACGTTGTGGAAGATATCATCGAAGCTTACCCCCGCGGGGGCGAGACCCTCCTCGAGAAGGGCATGCCTGGCGTGACCACGTTCCTCGACAACCTCCAAGACAAGTCCTCGGGCTGGTCCAAAAGGTGGGTCAACCTCACGAAGAAGGAGCTTGTTCTCAAGCACGGTGGTGCGCTTGGCGTAATTGCCATGTGCCGCATCTTGCTCCGCGCGAGCGTGCTCCACCTTCTCCCCACTATGTCGCCAGCGGAGATGTACATTCTTGGGCTCGCAGACCCCAAGCAGATTGTCGTGAAAGACGAACCCCATCCTGAGCGCAAGTCCAAGTCATTGAAATGGCGCTTGATATGGGTCGCGTCGACCGTTGACTCTGTTTGCCAGGGCCTCGTCCACCACACGCAAAACAAATGCGAAATCGAGGCGTATCAGTCTGGCAGGTTCTCCCTGTCAGCAATTGGGCTAGGGCACGACGACCATGGGGTCGAACTGTTCTGCAACTACCTCTTCCACCACCACGGTGATGGCCCAATTTCCTCCAGCGACGCTTCGGCGTGGGACCTCAGCGTTAATCGCGACGTCCTAGTCGCTGACACCAAAGTCCGCATCGCGCTCAGCACGGGCGCCGCGGACATTGCACTCTGGTCGGAGTGCTGGTGCAACTCCGCACACATCCTTTGGAACGGCACAGAACTTTTCGAGTGCTGTTCTTATGGTCTCACCGCTTCCGGCGTTCCCTCTACTTCCCCCCAGAACTCCAGGGCGCGCTCTTTCCTTTGCTTGCTAGCGGGAGGCACAGATCCGATGAGCGTCGGAGATGACCTCACGCACGGCGGGACCATGGACAAAGACGTGCTCCTTCGGGCTGGGGTCCGGACGAAACTCGGATCAGAGACAGTCAGCAACCTCGACGGCGGGGTCGACTCCACGTCGCACCTCTACTTGAGGCGGGCTGACGGCACTTTCATCGCAATGTACGAGAATTTCGAGAAGATGCTCGCGAATCTCGAGAACAAGCGCAGCCTCGATTGTCAAATCGTTGGGGCGTGCGCCGGGGTTGTGCGCAACACCATGGTCGTTGACAGGCTATTCGCTGACCTCTGCAAAGAGCTCGGCTACTCTGAAGACAGCCTCCTTGCGTACAAGTACGGTGCGGACGTCGCGGACATGTTCTAGCCTCGCAAAGTCCACCGATGGCTCCATCGGCACCAAATCTTCTAACGAATCGATTTAGATTAAGCACTAGTAGCGTCGTTGCGCTGCTCACTGTGCCCCCCCCCCCCCCTCCACTTAACAATGGCTCCGAGCAAGAGGCTCTCGGCCAAGCAACAAGCGGCGCTTGCACGGTCTTCAGGGCCTGACAAACACCGACTTCGCACTGAGTTTCAAGCTCAGAAGGGAGCCGTCCATGTTTCCAAGGCCCAGAAATCCGTTCGCGCGGCTCGGCCCAAGCCGGGCAGAGTGGACAAATTACCTTCGGCTGGTGATATCTTTGACCCAACGAACGGTCTGCTGGTTCCTACGATTGCTTCCGAGGGCTTGGCTTTTCCTGTCATGGATAAGGCCATTGGGAATATTACCGTGGACACGGGTGCTACTTGTATTCTCATATTGAACAACCCCGGAAACTCGGGAACGGTCATGACTCAGATAGATGTCGACTCAAGCAACATCGTATCTCGGTCGGCCTACACGTGCCCGCACTTTGCTGGAACTCCAGCCACTTATTGTCGCGCCATGAAAGGCGCAGTGTCCGTCGTGAACACCACGAAACTCTTGGACCAAGGTGGCCGTGTGTACATGCTCCATCTCAACCAGCGGTTGACTCTGCCTGCGGAGTTCACCACTATGACGGGTGAGCAATGGAAAGCGACCGCTTCCGAGATCAAATCCAACCCGGACTCCCGCCCATACAGTGGCGCTGAGTTCGTGCACGAGAAACGTTTTGTCTCTCACCCCTCTAACCAGACCAACTATCTTAAGTATAGGGAATGGGACGAAGTTCTAACCGCTTCCGCGCACAGTCAGTTTTGGACGACAGCCACGGACTCTCCCGAGAGGGACCGGTCCATGTCGACCATAGTGATCGTGTTTACGGATCCACCGGCGAACCAGACCTATGCCATTGCCGCTTATGGTGCTTGGTACGCTCGTTACCCCTTAACGAGCCTGGTTTCACGTGCGCAAGTACACGTGCCCACAGCCAGTCCCGCCATGGTTAACGCCCAGAGGGACAGGGCTGAGCTTTACAAAGACGTCGCAAGAGGTCTAGGGAAAGCACTCCGCGGAGTGGTGGACTACGGTGTACCGCTCGCGCAAGCATACAACGCAGGTCGCAAGATCGGCCCTGGCATGAGAATGGCGGGGGCACTTGCTGCCCTGTGAGCACACAAGAACGCGCTTAGGCGCTAATGGTGGTATTTCCCACTCACGTATCTTTACGTACGCACGCTTCGGCGTGCTAATGGTAGTATATCCTACCCAGGTCTCAAAGTTCCGGAGTTGAAGGGCGCCTGTTAAGAGTTGAAGCACTGCTACC